CTCCTGTTTAGAATCAGAGGTTATCACACCCTGACCAGGTTAATATTTACACCGCAATACACGGCTTGTGAATCACAAAACCAGCCTGTCTACGATTAGTACACAGATTATTGTGAGAACCATCCAGGAAGACGGTGAAGGTCGTATGCTGAGTTCTATCAGTCATCGGTTCACTCTCTTCCATCCAGTAACCATCCTGGACATAGGGGATGAACTTCTCAAAGTCGACACAATATATCGGATCCATTGTAGTACCGGCGTGACTGGTTTCCAAACTAACCACATCATCAAGCTGACTGATATAAACAACCGGCAACCGGTTCAGAAATACAGTGGCACCATCATCAATACGAATGTTGCCGAGCACGTCTTTGCCACGATGAAAATCATCTCTGGCATCAGCTAATGTTTGTAACTTCACAATGGTATCGGCGTTACAATAAACTCTCTTAGCAGCATTACGTGTCTGTGCCGGATCATTGATAATGAGTGGAGCTTTGAATTTGGTTTTTGTAAAGGCTGTTCGGAAAGTTTCAAGCAAAGCATTGTCCACCTTGGTATAAGTGGCAGCCCAATTCGCCCATTTTTCTTCAACAGCGGTACTAATACCGGCTACTGTAGTGCTCTCACTGCCATCCTGGAAGAAAACTATATCGCCGTTAAAGCCAGCGGTCGTCTCACCATTAGGCAAACCATTAATATAGTATGGGACACCATATGGATTCAAATCATCAGTTGCACTATCCGGGGTCTTCCAAAATCGCTCTTCAATCAGATCTGCGAGACTCCACAGACCGTCGATTCGCCTGGTTTCCAGCAAACGGATAAATCCTCTCGCGGAATTAGCATTACGCTTGATCTCAAGAATATCCCAGGAATAATGTGTACCGATCTGACACCACGGCACATCAATTTCCGACATAACATCCGACACAGCGGGATCATCAGTATCGAAAAGTCTTCGATAACGAGCATTCCCGGTCGGACTAAACATTACTTTACGCTTAATTGAAGTCCCGCCGTCAACTTCCATACGTTCGCGTTGATAGATACGACAGGCTTCGTAATCATTATTCGTCCACGTTACCTCAAAATACTGCTCAGGCAACTGAGGTAGAGTGGTTGCGATCAGATCAATAAGTTCTGCATTTGGTACTCCGGCCATAATTTACTCCTTATTATCTTTTGAACACCCTGTTCAAATTCTGCTGAACAGATTGTTCCAATTCTTTACGATTTCTTGGTTTGGATGACTCAGCGTTCATACTGTCACCAGTACGTTTACTATCAGATGGCCTTAATGTCATACTTTTCTTACGCTTTACAGCAGTTGCTTTCAAATTATCGCGTATGATCTGTTGTCTAATAGGTTCAGTGACAATAAAATGAGCTTTCTCCAAAGCTTGTTCTATTTCGATCTTCTGATTCCTCATGTTGTGTCCGGCAATTATACACTCGGCTTCTTCCAAAACAGCCAATCTGTTAAGTTGTTGACCATTAGAAAGATCTTCCGGGACCTGGCCGAGATCAAGTTTTCCGTAAAATTTTTCATAAGGTTTCATAATATCGGCACTAAAGAAAGTATTAATCCTTTGATCTATGGCTGAATTAGCCGCCGCATTAGCCCGCCTTGTAGCAGTTTCATAATGCTGTTGTACCTGCGGAACAGTCTGTGATTGCTTTACAGGTTGAGATCTACTTTTCAACCCGGCGATAGTGACTTCTATCAGGGGATCGTCAGGATACTCTTTTTGCAATTTAGCAATCAACGCTGCCGTAGCAGGATCTTCTTGCACAGTAGGTACAACCTGTGCATCAATCGCTTGTTTATGATCCGCCTCAAGTTTTGCACGACCTAACTCCGACCATTCTCGTGATGCGTTGTTAGTGCTAACATACAGATTCTCAAGTGCCTTTAGAGCAAGTTTAGGATTATTCTCAACTAAGTCATCAACGACATCCTGGGTCCATCCTTGATGAATGGCAGCCCGGATATACGCATCCGGGATTTCATCTTTCTTCTCCGCTTCCGGGGTAGAATCAGTTGCATCAACCTGATCATCTGCCTGACTGTCATCCTCTTCGACATCGGTATCATCCGTGACATCAGGGGTAGTATCATCAGTTTCTTCATCTGATGCTGCCGTTTCTTTGTCTCCGAGTCTATTGAAATTATCATCTTTAGTCAGATTATTGAGATTTTGCAACCTGGATAACTTATCCGTCACTTCGGCTACAAGTGTTGGGTTCTCAATAGCCTGTTCATCTAACTTTTTTAGACTCTCTGTATGATCGCCTTCAGTTTCCGTGGCTTGTTCTGTGTATTCCATTGCTTTTCTCATATCCGTTATCCTTTCAACTAAGCTGCTCTTGGTTAACCTACAACGAGCAAGTTAACGAAGAGGGTAGGTTAATTTTAGGCTATTCTCTTTCCTCTCGGTTTTGTTTTCTGGCGTTCCTTCACGATATTACAATCCTTCATGTACTTTTCATGAGTAGAAAACTTATCAAAAACAGGGCGACACTGATCGTCGAGTTTGATATTAGGAAATAATTTCTCATGCTCGGCCCGTTGTTCAGGGTTAATAGCTAATGAATCCGAATGAATTGGGCGTCTGTAATCATTTGCTGCATGAGGTATATCAGCCTGAAAATTTCTCCGCATCTGATAACCACATTTACAGAATTGCGGTTCATCGGCTTTTTCCATTGATAAAACCCGTTCTTCAGATTCATAACACTTACTACACACAAACGAGTAGACAGGCATCATTTACCTTTCTTTATGGGATGTTTCCCACCAGTAGACTTATAATACCCAGGTCCTTTTATCACCATAGCTACATTTCTTTTCAATCGGGAAACCCAACTACCTTTTTTCTTCTTTTGCTCTGCTATTCTGGCTTTAGAGGCTTTTAGAGTAGCCGCCGAAGAAGTCGCCATAGCTTTCTCCATAGCTTCTGTATCTGACATTCCTTTCTTTTTGTATTCCTCGAATGTATTCAATAAACCTCTTGGTCTTACTCCCATTTTATTTCCCCTTTCTTTGTTATACACCAGGTTCTGAGGTGCGGGAACTCTGTGATTCGTTTGCACCTATCTGTTCTATTTGTTTTGTCTCCTGAAATGGAGTCTGTATTTTAGTCTGTTGTGGTATGCCACGAGGTCCGGCACCAGATTGCCCTGGTGTAGCTTTACCTGCTGGTTGCGGATTCATTGCCATCTGCAACTGGACACGCTGCATGAATGTAGGATCATTAAACCAATCTTGGACATCATCGAGAATATCTTGTTCTTCTGCAAGATCGGTGATAGCTTCTTGTACATTAAACGGCATTCCCATTTGTTGTGCCACCATAGCAGTATTCATTAAAGACGGCACAAGATTAGTACCGAACTCAACAATACGTTTAGTCCTAACAGCCGGATCGAGACGTGACATTGATCTCGCTTTTAATGTAAATGTATAATCAAGAAAGTCACCGTCTCGTTGTTCGGGGGTTAAACGCAACTGTTCATATTCGCCACCAGGTTTTCTCCTGGCGAGCATGAAATCCATAAATGGATCAGTATGTATATACCAGGCTCTTTTTCCAGCGGCATCAGCCGCTGCATCATAAATCATATCACGACAATCTTCAATAGTAATAGTCGCGTTGGCCTGTAGAATATTAGCCTGTGTCGCTGATTCAGCATTAGACACAAGACCGGACATTTGATCAGGATTACCGGACATGTAGTTATGCCAAATTTGACATTGCTGAAGCATCTGTTCGCTTTTTACATTATTACCACCGAAAGTTACCACCTTGACACTATTGGGATCACCTGCCACCATGCCACCATCTATTTCAGTTCTTATATCTTCAGCCTCATCTGCACCCGCTGGATCATATATACCAATACTTTTTTCTCGATCGGCTTGTTCCATGTTCTTAACCATCATCTTGTTGGCCATTCTATGCAGATCGAAGTGAACTGAAACCGGTGCTATAGGAAACGGATTCCCCGGCACTGGTTGTGTAAGGGTCATAAAGGTGTACGGCCCCTCTTTAGGACCATAATAGTCTCGTGCCGCGAGATATTCAGGCAGAATTAACTGATCTGGATCAGGTATAGTTATAAGTGCATTAGCCCCAGGAACGAATACCTCTACTACATCGACAAAATCCTGAAGATCATACATTTCATCATCATTCATACCTCTTCTTGTAATATGTTCTACCTTATCCCTAACGTTAGTTGACTTGGGGATTTTCATTACAAGGTCGTGATCAAATTCATTATCGTCTAATAGAATCTGTCGTGGAACTCTATTCCTGTCACCAAGAAACGCCGCCTTACGGTAATCCTTGCATGATGGATCAGCGGTAAAATCATCGAAATCTACAAGGTCAGTATATACTTGTCCCTCGTCGATAAAGATGTCACCGAAATTAAGCATTTTGCCGCCACTGGATATGCCACTCTTGAAAACAGCCATCATAAAGAAAGCATCAACTATGCCCGCACGCAATGTGTCCTTGATTTTTATGTTTCTATCAAGTTTATCCATTGCGAGACCGAGCAAATAAGCATATTGTCTGTATTCTATTATCTCGGTACTGACCTTATTAATACCGTATTTCATAACGAGATTCGGCACCGTGGCCCGAATAGTGTTAAATATCAAGTTTATAGGTTCATCACCAGTTAGACCATATTCACTCGAATAATACTTCCCTACGTATTCTTTTATGAACATAGCCCTCGCCCTTCGGTGCCTTTTGTTTCTTTCAAAACCCTGTTTGACTGCGAGAGCGAATTTATTTGGTGTAAAATACTCAGGCATCTCTATTTCCTAAAATCAAACGAACTACGCCATCCTTTTGGTTTAGTACGTTTTCGCTTCAATGCTTCTTTACGTCCTGCCGCTGTACGCATATCATTGCGAGATTCTGACGATTCCTTATGACTTCTCATCTTATAATATTTATCCTCAATCGTCAGTGCATCAGCCATCGTCCTATCACCATGTGTCTTCTTGGCCGCACTACTCTCTTCTACCAGGCATGCAGGGCCGATTGACCCATCATCATTATAGATGTAAGTCTTGGCCTCTTCAAGTGCCGGTATAGAATGATTGATGTAACCACCATGAGCTAATGCTCGATCATACGCGTTAAGTAACTCACCTTTAGAATCCTTATGATTATGCCAGCCATATCTCTTAGTTTTCTTATCCCTAACATTACCGACTTTAACATCGCGATAATAGTACGGATAATGAAACTGTTTAACGACTATCTTACCAAAGTCATAGCCGGGATCACCATTCATCTCCCATTTAAGAAATGGAAGTTTTTTCCTACCACCAATCCACAACGCTAACGCCATAGCAACACGAGCCATTTCATACGGTGGCGTGTTAGCGTCAACCCACTCACCTATTTTCTCTCCGGTCTGTCTGCATTTAATAGACCCTACCGAATTAGAAGCCCCTTGTCCCTTAGATAGATCAAACCCAATAATATAATCAAGATTCTGATCTGGTCTTCCATCTATGAGATTAGTCCAAATCTTGAGTTTACCGTTTATTACTCTTTTATATGCTATCTTCTTGAGATCCTTTTTCTTCAGGATCATTGGGATGTCATCGTTAGGAACTCCCTTTGCCAAATTTACATCCCATTGTGACTTAGGTGGTTTACCGAATATCGCTATATGCTTATCAATGTTGGTTGCGGTAAAGAATGTCGAACCGGCTTCAAGATCATCTGCATCGATTTCTCTTGCCATTTCCTGTGGAGATCTAACTGTATCCTCTACGTCATACCACGGAGATCTAATCTTCCACGCATTAGTTACTGGATCTTGATCTACTCGCCGATTAAAGCCTTTTTCTGGATGTTCCCACCACATTAACGGGAATACTATAATCGTTCCATCATTCTTCCATTTACTGTATTCGGTTCCAGGACCGGCCACAGTTGAGTTCACAATACGCATCAATGCGGCGTCTCGCGTTGCAGAACGCATCAATCTACCATGTTTAACTTTAGCAAACTCATCCAACAAAGCAACTAAACGTCTGTCACCTGATGCTGCATGTTCGGTCGTAGATTCGCCGTCTATACAACTACCGTTCAAGATATTATATAAGTGCATCTTAGTACGGTATTTTTGTCCGACACCACAATGCGGTGGTACCATCCATTCCGGCAACCATGCGTTTATGTAATCATGCTTTTGGAACAACGCTTTCATGTTCCCGGCTTGGTCTACATATGGTTCCGTTCTCGATAGTTCGAGAAGTTGTGAATCGGGCCTAAACAACCACAACCAATGCAGGAATATAGTACATATCCATGAAGCACCCATGTCACGCGATTTGTTAATCAGAATATCTTTAGCATTAGCAAGATGCCATATAAGACGTTCAAAAAGAATATCTTGAATTTCCCAAGATATAAATGGACAATGCACTTCTTCAGACTGATAGCGTTCACCAGTGTCACCAAATACATCAAATTGATGGAATGTCCAACAAAAAGTATTCACCCAAAACAAGAGTGACTCTGCACTTGCAGCCATTAGATCATTCTGAAAACCTTTATCGTATTCAGCATCGCGTAAAACTTGATGTCGATACTCAATATTCTCTATCTCATGCTTAGGAACAATCAATCCAGTCTTAGTACACTTCCACGTGTCAGGAATGTTCGGAAATGGTGTTGAGAGTTCTGGTTTTAGCTTTTCAACTACATCAATCATTATTTATTTTTCAAAGAGCTTTTCGCTATCTGATCAAGACGTTTCTTGCCTTGTGCCGATACTCTACCAGTAAGTGATGCCTTATCACTACTACTCTTAACATCTGCTGCACCGGCACGACCTTCAAGACGATCCCATATAAGATTGATCGCCCACTTATCCGGCTTGTGAACTTTTAATTCAACGCCTACCTTTTTTCCTTCCTTGTATATATCAACTTCTTCTACAAAACCAAGAGCTTCATTCCATATATGTCTTGCGATGGCTTCAGCTTTAGTCACCATCACAGCCTCTTCACCCCTGGCTTTTATGATTGGGTCATCATATTCTTCGCTGGCGATCTCGCGGATATACTTCGAGAGTAACTTACCAGCCGCTATTTTTTTACCTTGTTCGCTTTTTTCCGTGTCTTCGAGCATAACTTTTAATATCCGAACTTGTTGGAAGGTTCTTACCCTTTGATTCTTTAAGATGACGTGACAATTCTGCCTCACTCATCTCGGTCTTACCTTTTTTACCTGCACGCTTTCTCGCAAGCTCGGCACCAAATAATCCTTTTTGTCTTTCTGAAACGATAGGCGTATGTGGTTTATCTTTACAAGGCATTTTTAACCCACAAAATGAAGATAACATATATAGCAAAATGCTATTATCTCTACTGGTATAATAGCTGCATAAAGAACAAGCATAATATTTCCCGCAATATCAAATAGTCGAGACATTATTTTATCTCCTTCAATGCGATTTCAGCCAATGCTTTTTGCATGGCGAGTTGAACTAATCTGGCCGGTGTGCACATACTATAACACTCGTTCTCGTGTGGTCCACCAACTAAAATACCAATTACCTCACCATCCATATCAAGTATAGGAGAACCACTATTGCCTGGGTATGAAGCTACATCGGCGAAAAGTGACAATTTCAAATAAGGATACCACTTATGTTCTGGTGCGGCCACTATTCCAGAGGTTATACTTATCATTTCATTTGAACCCCAAGGATAACCCATGATGATAGTGTTTTCCCCGGCTTCAGTTTCTGTATCAAGTTTCAGATACGGACGATCTTTGCGGAAATCTGCCGACCGTAACCGGATAAATCCGACATCACATCGATCCATATTCTCCATATGCACAAAATCAGCCTTAGCCCGTGTTCCATCACTAAACATCACCTCAAAAGATTCGGTATTCTCACATACATGCCCGGCTGTTGCTATAAGATCGGGGGTAACAAAGAATCCAGTACCCTGCCATTTGATACTTTTAGCATTATAATCATCATCAGGATAATATTCAGTGTCACCTTCTGCACCGATCCACACCACAGCGGGGGATACACGTTCATAAAGCCTGGGAAGATTAATTTTCCTATGTAGGAAACCTGTTATATTCAGGAATATAAACGAAACAACTATTAAAGCTGTTATACCACAGCGTCTCCGTAGCTCTGATACCATTACACCACTCCTTTCTAAGCTGCAAGTTCCCTAAAGTACGCTATGCCGCCCGTGGAATCACTTTCACAATACAGTGTGGTCTTGCCGAACGGCATTTTAAAGATATAATCCTGATTCGCCATCCATACCCATTCTATATTCGCCGCCGTTGACGTGACCCCGGTAATACTCGCGAACATCCTTAATCCTGCCGTAGCCACGAACGTAACGATGTACATCTGGCCGGCAACTAACTCCTGTTCATAGTCAGTACCACTTATAGCCAGAGTCTTCGATATGCCGGATGCTGCCACCGGATTCGCCATCTCTGGTGCCGGGGGAACGCGATTTCCAGAGTTATCACATGAATAATTTTCACCCATTATGTCTCCTTTTCTACGTTAATCGCTTCACCTACTGCATAATTTTTGATTGCCATCACACACCTTTCAAAATCGATTCATTAACTAATAAGCGAATGTTCTGAGTTCTGCCAATATCTGTGATATAAACTTTCTCAATATATAATCCCCATCCCGCACTCGCTTCCCGAACCCCTTTGAGCACCTCGTCTTCAATCTGTTGTATATCGAGGTTCTCCAACTCATGCCCCCTAATATATTGTTGGATAATACCAAGGGCTGCTGCTTGCACATTCTGATCATAATCATAAACCTCGCATAACGCTTTTTGGGCCGATCTAACCCGATAACGAATGGCACCGGAGATAGTCATATCTTGCCGGTCCGATGTCCAAACACTCTGGGACCGCAGATCCACAATCTGTGTCTTGGCCCTGATTGTCTCTATATTCTGAATCAATGGCCAGCATATCCACCATCCAGGAGTTAATGGAATAATATTCACACCGCTTGTCAATCGAGGGGTATATCGAACACCCAATTCGTCCGGGGCAACCAACACAAGGCGGGGAAAAATCGATAATATCCGGTCTATGAATCTGGTCAACCACTCCATTAACTATCCTCTGGCTTTCTCATTCTGCAACGCCTCATCAATCGCCATTTGGTTCATCCTGCCTGTTATCCGCCGTTGGACTATCGCATCAGCATCTGCCGCCATGCGATTCGGGTCCAGGGCACCGAGGGCACCGAGGGCCTCTCGTATGAACTGTTCGCGGGGCATATCACGCTGTGATTCCGGGAACTCGTCGTAGATCTTGGCTATCTGGGTTCGGTTCATTCCTGCTCTCCGAGTAGAAAACTTTTCTTACATTTAGGATTCTGGCACAGAACTGAGTCGTCTTGTTTGTAGGGTCGATCTGTATACGTGTCTATAGTGAAACAATAAGGGCATGTGGCCTCTATGTACTCTATTCGGGTCCATACGGTGCAGGTTCTCATAATTTATTCTTGATAAGTGACACAAAATTTTTAGCATTGCAAGAACAATCTTTAATGAGAGATATTTCTACCCTGGTAGATCCAATGTATATAACATTCTTACCAAGTGTAACGGGAGTATCCGAATGACCCAAAGCTGCCACTGTAACTCGTACTAAATCCAGTATATCATGATCTGTTACTTCCACGTTCACCTTCCTTTCTAACGTGAGGTTGAAGACCGGGGTAAGCATGGCCCAGAGGACCGTGTAAAAGGCCACGGTACGCATCGCGGGCGTTCTCTGGGCTGCTTACCGGTATTATATAGGATAGTATACGGAGTCGAACCGCCATACCCGGTAATAACTATCCTTCTACTATACCGCAAAATTAGCCTTCTATGCAACCTTTTCGCGGAAAAATATTATTTTTATTTTATAATTGTTCTTGAGAGGGGTCCCTTTAGTGTTAAGTGATTATCTAACAGGGGATCCGGGGTGGTGAGGTCCTGTGAGAAGGGGGGTGCGGGACTCCACGAACCGTCCGACAAGGGTCGGTACGGGGGGGTCAAGTCCGATAAGACTATTTTCACCGATTAGCCAGTTTTCTCTTGCATACATGACCAACATGTGCTATACTATACTTATGAACAACAGACTATTTAACAATATAGACGGCAGACTCATGCTATTACTCGTAGTGTTAGCGTATGTCTGTCTAATGTGAAAGGATAAGACCATGAAATTGTATCGAGTCTGTACTGAAAACAAAAACTACAATGACATACTGGATTACCTTGATGAACATTTCCCAGACGGCTATACCATCATCAATGCAAACGGAGCTTGGCAAGGTATCCGTGAGAAGTCACTGAT